CCAAAGTTATTCTACTAGATACTTACGAGAAGATTGGAGTATTCAAGCTCTAAATGAAACAAACTTATTCATACGATTGGTGGAACTTTGACAAAGAAGTTCTGAAAGACTTCAATTGGTTTTTGCACAAAGTAAACGAACGTGCTTGTATCCAACAGGGTTTCATTCATCCTCCGTCATATGAACCAGTAAATCGTTTTGGAGAATCTGACCCAGGTCTTGGCTGGGAAGTCGAGTACTTCCATCCAACAATTACATTAGACGATCGAATGCGGTACATAGGACAAGTCATCTCTCAAGCTGACATGTCGGCATTCAACATACTTGGTAACACGATTATCTCGCACTTCTATGGGGCGCGTGGGGTACATCAAACAATTACAGGGAGCAACAATCCAAATGACTGCTTCGTCGATTTCGACCGGCTGGCAGAAGGGGACTTTGGCTATGCTCGTAGCATCAGAGAAACGATCGACTTCGAAACTTTGGTTAACAAGAAGCCTATCTGGGGGACCACCGAGTTACACACTTCCATTCAGACGTCCGCAAGAAACTTCTGTAGAGCTAAGTACGATGAGCCTACCAGAAAATTTCACGCGGTCGATGTAGTTGAATGGGTTGCATCATTTAAGAAAGACGGATTGTACGAGCATCTCTATACGACAGATCATATGAAAAGAGCTTACGACGAGCTCACGAAAAGACCAGGGATCGGCGAGTATTACGGATTTCATTGTGGAGCCTCTACCTCAGTCATCCCATCAACAAAGTATCATCATGATCAGAGATTTGTTGCACCAGGACCAGGAGCTCGTTACACGATCGCTCTTTTGTGGCCCGGCGCTCCTAAGAAGCTCTACGCCGAATCCATCTATTTCTTACGTGAACAGAGTGATAACATCGGCCTTGTTGATGGAGTTGATTTCCATCCAAATGCTTATAACATCGATAATGTATTTTCAGAACCTCAAGACAGTCTCAAATACTATGGTACTGAAGTAGCAGCATGTCAGTTCGGAATATATTTACAGATTAGAAACGATCCAAAGGCGTGCGACCGCCGTAGAGTATCTCGAATTAAGACAATGACTTCAAGTACATTAGAGGATTTTTTAGTATGACCGTGAAAACAGTTTTAGCAGCTCCATTCATCCCATGTTCGTTTCAGATGACTAGTCATAGAGCAGCTCAAGGCGCGATTTATGCTGATCTTCTTAAGAGTATGGGTCTTCCGCATATCGATGTAGCTATGAGTACTCCAAGTGTTCAAGGCGATTCAGCTATTGAAGCTAATAAGACAAAAGACTTTAATGTGTACGATCATATGTACATGTACCATGGGAACGACTGGCAAGGACAAGAAGACCTCAATCTATTTGGCGGAGTCAGAAATTTTCCTCACGCATACAATACTCGTAATATCAGTCGTTTCAAGGGCGACGTCTATTCAATTCATTGGCCAATGCCAGACTATGCAACCATGCTTGAGAACAAGATCGCTGGATATGTACGTAAGCATGGAACTACTGATGGTATCGTCAAAGAATTCTTAGAAGTTGATTTTGATAATTTACGTGCGATGCAATCAAGAGCTAAAATCATTGAACCATTTGGTCCGTGGCAGAATATTGTGATTGGTGACAGTCATGCAATCTGTATGTATCGTCCAGGTTGGAATGTTAACTCAGTTCCGTTTAAGACTCTTCATGGAGCTTTGAATGTCGGCCTTGATTCTTTTATGCCGAAATTAAAGACGATTAAGAACGTTGAATTCTATTTTGGTAATATCGATGTTCGTCATCATCTTTGTCGTTTTGATGATCCAATAAAAGCTGTAGAGGACCTCGTCGATAGATATATAGATGCAGTAGACAAACTTCAATATGAGACCAAAGCGATCTACGAACTTCTTCCTATCGAAAATGAACGACGCAATATCCCTAAGAGCGGCCACTACGAAGGTACACCCTTCTTTGGTTCGCAGGCAGAGCGAAATGCTGTTCGTCTTCATTTCAAAGAATATGCAATGAAGAAAGTACAAAGTACTTCTGTCGTATTCAAAGAGTGGATCACTCCAGTTTTCTATAACGAGCTTGGCGAAATGGACTTTAAGGTCATGGAGAGGCCGAAGTCAGTCCACTTGTCAAGAGAGCACTATCCTTATTGGCAAGGCGCTGAGTACAATAATAGCAAGAAAAGCACGCTCGAGTACTTTTTTTCATAAAGCAGTAACATTTTTCATGAAACACGCAACTATTATACCATTAATCGGCGGCGAAGTTTTAGCATCAGACGAAGTTTGGGGCAATCGTCCTGATTACATTCTAAGCTACAGCCCGTTCGCTGCTAACGAGAGCCATCTCCTGAACTACTACGAAAATGAAGTTCCGTATTTTGTTCTCGATAAAGGACAAGTTCATCCATATAGTGTAGACGTAATTTCAAGCGTGTGTCCATGTGCAGGACTTAGTCAATACCATCACAAAGCTGGCGAAGACAATCCAAATAATCAGTGGATGGAGAAGACGGCTAGATATATTCTAGGAGAAGTTAAGCCAACTGTGTTCTGGGGAGAGAACGCTCCAGCTCTTCCAGGGAAGATTGGTAAATTCATGCTTGATAAGCTTAGAGCAATCGCCAAAGAAAACGGCTATGGTATGAGTCTTTATCTGACGAAGAACATCAATCATGGAATTCCACAGTTCCGTAAGCGAACATTCTATTTCTTTTGGAAGAAGTCAGAGCTTGGTAACAAAGTTCCAGTGTTCAACTACATTCAACGCGAACATACTAAAATTGAGAAAGTAATCTCAGGAGTAACAGCAAACTTCCAGATGGAGCCAATCAATTCAAAGACTCCATCGGTTGATGATCCCTACTATCGGTATTTGTTGGAAGTTGTCTATGATGGCATCACACATCGAGAATATTTTGATATACTTGAGACTACTAACGTACGTGGTAACGATGTCGAGTCATTGATTGAGAAAGCCGGATACACTTATGATCGCGTCGGTAAGTGGATGGAAGAAAATGGATACGATCGTGAAATTCCAAAGTGCGAGCGCAAGTTTAAGAAGTTAGCTGACGGCGGAAATATTATGCGCCGTGGAACAATAATTCCGAAAGATTATATCGGAGCATTCGTTGGACATTACCCAACGATGCTAACACATCCATATGAAGACCGGTATATCACATATCGTGAAGCCATGACGATCATGGGACTACCTGCAGATTTTGAATTACTTAATCCCGAGCGGTCAGTGAACCATATTTGTCAGAATGTTCCTTTTCAAACTGCTAAAGATATGGCTACAGAAGTTAAAGAAACTCTAGACGGTAATAGAACTATGGTAGAAGCTGATTGCCTCTTCCAATCGAATTTGAATAAACTATATGAGGTATGGGATGAACGAACGGCCGGGACTCTTGACTCCTTCTTACAATGAGGGTCATGACTATAAGTATGCTGAGGATGAACTCCTTGCAGAACTCCATGAGTACATTGAAAAGACTTATGGACAACACTATTCACAAAATCGTTTTCAAGCTACAGAGTTTATCGTCGACTCTGGTATGGCTCAAGGCTTCTTGCTCGGCAACGTTATGAAGTATGCTCAGCGTTATGGTCGTAAGGGTAAGCCCGAAGATTGGCGTAAAGACTTGTTCAAAGTTATTCACTATACGATGATGATGGTTCATGCACACGATACTGGCCAAGGAGCTAAAGAGTAAATGGAAGTTAAGATTGAAATCGAAGAACTTAGAAAGCGAAAGATCTTCGTTGCTACACCAATGTATGGCGGCATGTGCGGTGGACAATATACTAAGTCTACTGCTGATCTAGCAGCTCTTGGAGCTCATTATGGAATTGAGATTAGGTTCTTCTATCTCTTCAATGAGTCTCTTATTACTCGTGCTAGAAACTATTGCGTAGACGAGTTTCTTCGCTCTGATTGTACGCATCTGATGTTTATCGATGCTGATATTGGATTTGATCCGAACGATGTCTTAACTCTCGCAGCGCTATCTGCAGATGATAGCGGATATGATATCATCTGTGGCCCATATCCAAAGAAGACTATTGCCTGGGAGAAGATCGCTATGGCAGTTAACAAGGGTTTTGCTGATGATAATCCAAACGCTCTTGAAAACTTTGTTGGTGACTATGTTTTCAATCCCGTTGAAAACACAACGCAAATTCCTCTTGGAGAGCCGGTAGAAGTTCTTGAAGGCGGTACTGGATTCATGATGATTCAACGTCGTGCATTTGATAAGTTTAGAGAAGCTTATCCAGAACTTTCTTACAAACCAGATCATATTCGGACTGCAAATTTCGACGGTTCTAGGGAAATTCATGCCTTCTTTGATACTGTGATTGAGCCAAAGCTCAAACGGTATCTTTCAGAAGATTACATGTTTTGCCAATGGTCTAGAGAAATCGGGCTCAAAGTATGGATGTGCCCGTGGATGAGACTTAGCCATACGGGTACCTATACTTTTGGCGGAAGTCTTGTTGATTTAGCTCAAATTGGAGCTAATGCAACAGCAGATTGGAACGAAATAGGGAAAAAGTAGTTTCATTTCAACTACTTAAGTGTTATAATGCATCAAAGGAGACAATAGCATGAAACTTTCTGGCCGTACCGTAGCTCTTCTAAAGAGTTTTACCGGCATCAATCCATCTATCTACGTAGCAGCAGGTAGCGCTCTTAAGACGATTTCAGTACAGAAGACTATCTTCGCATCTGCAACAGTCGATGAAGAGTTCGAATCTGAATTCGCTATCTACGATTTGAACCAGTTCCTCGCAACTCTGAGTCTTTTCAAAGAAGCTCCTGAGCTAACAATTGGAGAACATTCAGTTAAGCTCAAAGGGAATGGATCAGCAATTGAATATTTCTTTGCTGACAAGTCAATGATCACGGCTCCTCCATCAAAAGACCTCAGTCTACCAGATGTAACAGCTGAATTTGTTCTTACAAAAGAAGTGTTTGCAAATTCAATGAAGGCTGCAAGCGTTCTTCAGCTCGAGAACTGGACAGTAGTTGGTAAAGATGGAAAGATTAGTATCGTTGTTCAAGATACTAAGAACTCAACATCTAACAAGTACGACACTGAAGTAGGAGAAACAGATGAGACATTTCAGTTTGTATTTCGTACAGAGAATTTGAAGCTAATTCCAGGCGATTATCAAGTTAAGATTTCGTCAAAGGGTATTAGTCAATTTTCTACAAACGAAGACAGAGTGAACTACTTCATCGCAGTTGAATCTACAAAATAGAACTTAAAAAAATATAGCATGGAGAGAGATGATGAAAGAATTGTGGGTCGAGAAGTATCGTCCTAAGACTATCGAAGATACTATTCTTCCAGAAGATTTAAAGAAGATCTTTCAGAAGTTCGTTGACGATGAGTACGTACCAAACCTTCTTCTATCTGGAAGCGCAGGCGTAGGTAAGACAACTGTAGCAAAGGCTATGCTAGAGCAGTGTGGTTTTGACTACCTCGTGATCAACGGATCGCTTAAAGGAAATATTGATACTCTGCGAACTGAGATCATGAACTTTGCTAGCACAGTTTCTCTTGTTGGTAAGCGCAAGTACGTTATTCTTGACGAAGCTGATTATCTTAATGCACAGTCAACTCAGCCAGCTCTTCGTAACTTCATGGAAGAGTACTCTAAAAATTGTGGCTTTGTTCTGACTTGCAATTTCAAGAATAGAATCATTGAACCCCTGCATTCACGGTGTTCAGTAATCGAATTTCGTGTGCCAGCTTCGCTTAAGCCGAAATTGGCTATGGAGTTCATGAAGCGTGTCGAGAATATTCTTAAAGAAGAGAGTGTAGAATATCAGCAGCAAGTAGTTGCAGAGCTGATTATGAAACATTTTCCCGATTGGCGCCGTACTCTTAATGAGCTTCAACGATACTCTGCTGGTGGCAAGATCGATACTGGCATTCTTGTAGCCATGAGTGACGAGAATTTTGATTCGTTGATCACGTTTCTCAAAGAACGAAATTTCAAAGAAGTACGTAAGTGGGTTGCTCAAAATCAGGACATCGAGTCTACAGTTCTATATCGTAGACTTTATGATACTGCATACGAAAAACTAGCATCGAAGTCAGTACCACAATTGGTTATGCATATTGCTGATTACTCATACAAGTCAGCCTTTGTTGCAGATCAAGAGATCAATACTGTCGCTTGTCTAACGGAGATTATGGCAGACTGCGAGTTTGTCTAATGGCCAAAGCCAATCCGTTTGATTACATCAATGCGATTAACGAGGGTAGAGATATCACTCGAGGCACTGAGAATGATGATCTTGCAAGAGAAGGCTATAATCCTTTTCTAGCTAATAGACAATTCTCGTACTTCCCAGACACGCTGTACGTAGCAAATGAGATGAACCAAAGAGCTCATCTGCCAAAGCAAGCCCAGTTTGACTTTCTGATAAATACAGTGAGACCAAGGAAGCGGTTCGCTAAGTGGGCCAAACCCGAGGAACAGGAAGCTTTGGAAGTGTTGATCGAGTATTATGACTATAGTCATGAAAAAGCTCTTCAAGTCTTAAGCATATTCGATAAAGCCGATATAGCCGAGATAAAGAAGAAGCTAGAAAAGGGTGGAGTGAAAAAATGAGCTTCAGTATTGACGACCTTGTAGAGGTCACACTAAAAACACCAGACGATTTCCTAAAAGTTCGCGAAACTCTTACGCGAATTGGAGTCGCTTCTCGAAAAGACAGGATGCTGTTTCAATCATGCCATATTCTGCATAAGCAGGGCAGATATTACATTGTGCATTTTAAAGAACTGTTTGCTTTAGATGGCAAACCTTCGAATTTTTCAGACACAGATCGCGCTAGGCGCAATACTATATCTCTTCTACTAGAAGAGTGGGGGCTAGTTGATCTTGTTACTAAAAGCATTCTTGAAGAAGAGAAAGCACCGATCAGTCAGATCAAAGTTCTTCCATATAAAGAACGAAACGAGTGGGAACTCGTTCCAAAGTACAACATTGGAAAGAAACGCCCGCCTACAGATTAGGGCTATTCTGCACGAAGATCTTTTTTGGTCTTCTTGCGATTGTACACTTTCTTAGAAGAGACAACACGCTTCCGATACTTTGAAGTGCGGAGCTCTTTTGCGATAGCGTTAACTTTTGACCGATAGTTCATGATATTTCTCCTCATTGGAGATACATTGTACCATAGTACGGCCTTCTTGTAAATAGCAAAATTCGCATAGCGAAACTATATATGACTGAAGTATTCTTGAAGTAAAGATATAGGGCTTTAGCACTATATCTTGTTTACATTCCATCACAATTGTGATATGATGAAGTATTCAGCAAAGAGGTAATTAGGCTTGACTTCGTTTTACACCAGCGTAGAGCGCGTTGGAAACTTTGTTTACTACATTGGTTATGAAAATAACAGGCGTGTCAAAGAGAAGATTAAGTTCTCGCCGACCCTGTTCATTCCAACAAAAAACAACACAAAGTTCAAAACATTACACGGCCAACCAGTACAGGCTATTAAGCCCGGTGGTATGCGTGAAGCGCGCGACTATATTGAACGTCATTCTACTGACCATACAAAAGTTTATGGTAACCAAGATTACGTGGCTCAATATCTCTATGAGCGTTTTCCAAACGGATGTAAGTTTGATCTTGATGTAATCAACTCAACAAAACTCGATATCGAAGTTCAATCAGACGCTGGTTTCCCAGAGCCAGCAGAAGCTCTTTATCCTGTTACAGCAATCACGCTCAAGAACAATCTTGACAATGTGTTTTACGCATTCTCGACTGTAGAATATAATGTCTCTAAGACTATCATTAAGTCTTCTAGTGTAGTCTATACTAAATGTGAAGACGAAGCAGATCTGCTCAAGAAGTTCATTGCTCACTGGTCAAATAGATTTCCAGACATTGTTACTGGCTGGAACAGCGACTTCTTTGATATGCCGTATTTGATCAACCGTATCATGCGGTTACTTGGAGAAAATGCAGTCAAGATGCTTTCGCCATGGATGAGACTGCCAAAAGCAGTAGCTCGTTTTGAAGGTGTGAAGTACGAAATCCCTGGTATATCACAGCTTGATTATTTAGCTTTGTTCAAGAAATTTGGTTTCACGTATGGCAACCAAGAAAGTTTCAAACTAGATAACATTGCTAACGTAGTTTTAGGCGAGAAGAAACTTGATTATTCTGAGTATGGTTCTCTTAATGAACTTTACCGGCTAAATCCACAGAAGTTCATCGATTACAATATCAGAGACGTAGACCTTGTCGATAGAATTGACGATCAGACTGGTTTCATTTCGCTTGCGCTCACGATCTGTCATATGGCGAACGTCAATTATGAGTCGGCAACTGGTTCAGTAAAACCATGGGACTCATTTATCTATAATGTACTGATGCGTCAGAACATTGTTGTTGAACCTAAGAATCCACCAATGAATGATCGTCAGATCGAAGGTGCTTATGTTAAGCAACCGCTCGTTGGTATGCATGACTGGGTCATGTCTTTCGACTTGAATTCGCTGTATCCGCATTTGATCATACACTATAATATGTCTCCTGAGACTATCGTGGATGGCATAATTCCTGGATTGAATGTAAACGATCTGCTTAAGAATGGTCAACCACAAAAGCTTCCACCAAACACTACTGTTACTGCTACTGGTCAGCTTTTTAGAACAGACGTTAAAGGTATCTTCCCTCAGATTGTCGAAGACATGTATGATCTTAGAACTGAGATGAAGAAGAAAGCTATTGTTAGTAAACAAGAATTAGAAACCACAGACAAAGCAAACAAAGACCTCGTACTGTCTATCAAGCGAGATATTACGCGTTTTGATAATCAACAAAACGCAGTCAAGATTTTCATGAACTCGCTCTATGGAGCTATGAGCAATATCTACTTTAGATACTACGACACTCGTATTGCCGAGGCGATTACAATCAGCGGTCAGCTTACAATTCGGTGGTCTGAGAAATACATGAACAATTATCTCAACAGAATTCTTAGTACAACTTCAGACTATGTTATTGCAATTGACACCGACTCAATATACGTTAATTTCGGACCATTGATCAAAAAGATGACTGAAGACGGAGTAGTTAAAGATCCGTGTCGTACTCTTGATCAGATAGCTGAAGCTCATCTAGTTCCAATGTTAGCTGACGCTTATGAAGAACTTAGAGTTATGATGAATGCTCCTGTACAAAAGATGTCAATGAAGCGAGAGATTATCGCAGATCGAGTCATCTTTACTGGCAAGAAACGATACGTCGCGAACGTCCTCAATTCAGAAGGTGTTCAGTATGCTGAGCCTAAAATTAAGATCACTGGCATCGAAGCTGTGAAGTCGTCTACTCCGCAGATCGTTCGCGCAATGATCAAAGAAGCGCTTGGTATTATCATGACTAAAGACGAGTCATCTGTTCAGTCTTTTATTGATGACTGTAGAACTAAATTTAAAAAGGCTCGCCCTGAAGATATCTCTTTCCCTCGTGGAGTTAGCGATATTGAAAAATGGGCAATGGGACGAACATACAAAAAGGGAACACCCATCCACGTCCGCGCTAGCATTTTGTATAATGAGCTGCTAAAGATTGGCGAAATAGACAATAAGTATGAGCCAATTAAGTCTGGTAATAAAATCAAATTTCTCTATTTGAAGATGCCAAACCCGATTAGGGAGAACGTTATTGGGTTTCCGTCAGTTCTTCCACCAGAGTTCAAGCTTGAACGGCATGTAGATTATGATAAGCAGTTTGAGAAAACATTTATTGAACCTATTAGGTCAGTTATGAATGCAGTCGGTTGGAACACTGAACGCATATCAACATTGGAGGATTTCTTTGCATAAAGATATCAATTATTCCTGGAAATGAGCATGCTCCAGACGAGATCATGCGATATATAGAAGGCTCATAGTTAGCGCTTCATACATCGCACACAAGGAGAATACAATGACAAAAATACAAAACTTTCTGTCCGTTATGGACGACAAAGACCTCCACCTCATTTCAGACGGTAAAGGAAGCGGAGAATTTACTGGCTTCATCGATACTGGATGCTATGTACTCAACGCAGCATTGTCTGGATCGATTTACGGTGGAATGGTCGACAACAAAGTTGTCGCTATTGCTGGTGAAGAAGCTACTGGCAAAACCTTCATAGCGCTTGGTATCGCCAAATACTTTCTAGACAAGAACCCCGAAGGCGCAGTGTTTCTATTTGAGACTGAAGGTGCTATCACTCGAGAGATGCTCACTGAAAGAGGCATCGATACTGATCGAGTAATTCTTGGTGAACCGGTAACAGTTCAAGAGTTTAGACACAAAGCCATTACTGCAATCGATAACTACATGAAGATTAAGCAGAACGATCGCCCTCCTCTTCTCTTTATTCTTGACTCACTAGGACAACTTTCAACTACGAAAGAAATGGAAGACACGGCTGAAGGCAAAGAAACTCGAGACATGTCTCGGGCTCAAGTTATCAAAGCCACATTTCGAGTTCTTAATCTTCGATTAGCCCGCGCTAAGATTCCGCTCATTGTCACTAACCACGTTTATGACGCCGTTGGAGCTTACATTCCGACTAAAGTTATGTCAGGCGGTTCTGGTCTTAAGTACACCGCT